CCCTATTTAAAATATCAATTTGTTGCCTGATAATGCCGCATTGGATTGAGATACTTTGTTTTATTCAGATATAGCAAAAACTATTATTAGTGTTATCAGTATCTTAGGCATTATTAGTTACAATGAAGTTGCTTTAACTCTAGCACCAGTTTAATCAGCCTTGGCCTTTGGAAATTTGTTGGATATTGTTAACAGAGCTTATGCTAATATTTTGAAGCTAATTCAGACTAACTAAGTCTTAGATGCGGATTAAATGATTTAGTAATTGTCAGATGTTGCTAAAGAGGACAATGTAGTTTAAATCAAATAAGTTCCAATTGAGAATTCATTTTTAAACTGATTTGTAGAAGCAGCTTTTCCTTTTGTGGTCAACTCGGTTTTTGATTTGATAGTAAATTCTGAATAAGGTTAATTATATTTCTTAAATGTAGAAGCATTCAATGCAAATTTCCTGTCTTTAATTTCTGGCATATATTATTGTAATGGCATGCGTAATTTCTTGTTTGATAAAACAGATGCTAACCTTCTTATTATAAATGCGACTTCTGAGTACTTGGTTGAATTTGTTAATGACTGTCAAGATAAAATATCGAATATGAGTTAGAATTAGGCTATTAGATTAGCTATTTTGTTATTTGATGATAAGACATTTTTGAAAACAATGGATTATATCGCTTTGGCTAACGAATTGCTTTTTGGTAGTTAAAAACATATTACTAACTTTATTGTATTAGCAGCAGCTTGCAGCCATTAATCTCTCGTATGAAATTAAGTTTGATATATTTTATATAATAAGGAACTGCGGACTAGTCATCTTTAACGTTAAATGTATAAAGATGAAATAATAATATCTAATAAAAGATCTTCCATAATATCATGGGGTCGGTATTTACGGCAATGGCTAAAATAAGCTGCACCTTTTAAATCAGATTCTGATGTGTATTCTAAGTTTAAGGACCATTTCTACCGTAAGGACAGAATCAAATCTGGATCTATGCTTTCTTGGTTTATTAGGATGTTGAGTACTAAAGCTAATCGTCTATTAAGGACTTTTTACTGACTTCCAATTGCTATTGACGCATATGGTACTCTTAG